ACCCCAGGGGCTCCTGCGTTACCTGATTGGCGGCGGCGAATGCGAATTGGAACTGACATAATTTTTTTTGTGGTGTGGTGGTTGTGGTTGCGGTGTCCGGTGGTCGGACGGGCGTTATTTTGCCGCTCGAAAAATCCGTGTCTTCTGCGGGGCGTTCCGTGCGTTTTTCACCACGGAGAGCACGGAGGACACGAAGGGGGAGGACACAAAAAAACCCGCCCAATTGCGCATCGTGGAGAGGCGGGGCGGGTGTGATATTGGGCTAAGTTTTTTAGAAGAAACCGGCGTCGATCTCGCTGGTGGAGACGGCCCCGGCGACATAGGTGGCTGTCTCGCGGGTGTCCCAGACTGCGCTTGAGGCAACGCCTCGGCTCACGAGTTCGCCGCTCGGCGTGAAGACGCTGCGGGTGATCGTCCACGCCGGTTGATCCGTGCCGGTTCCTGCGCTGGCGCGACCGATCCAGTGCGTAAGGTGATCGTCGGAGACATCCGAAATGAATGAGAGCGAGCCGTAAACGAAGGCGGGGCCGCGCTCGCCTGCGTCTCCCTTCGGGCCGGGGGCTGGTGACGGGATGCCGAAATTGAGAACGGCGTTTTCCTGCGTGCCGACATTGGTGATCGTGGGCGTTGCGCCCGCTGGGAGCATGAAGACCGTGCCGACTGCGATGGTGGAGGAGAGGCCGCGAGGGAGGGCGAAATTGAGAACGGCATTTTGTGGCGTGCCGACATTGGAGACGGTGGCGGGTTGGTCACCTGCCACGGTCTGCACGGCTCCGACTGCTATCGTTCCGCCGGGGCCTTGCGCTCCGAGGGGTATGCCGAAATTGAGCACGGCATTGGTGGGGCTTCCGACATTGGTCACGGTGGGGGCTGTGCCGGTGGCGAGTTGCGAGACGCTGCCGATGGCCACCGTTCCGGCGGGTCCCTGCGCTCCGCTGCCGATGGGGAGTGCGATGCCGGGGGCGACGACGACTTGCGTATTCGGAACGAGTGTGAGGTCAACGACTGCCATAGGTCAGGTGCGGGTTATGGCTCGCTCGATGTATGCGAAGCCTTCGAGGATTTTGCGGCTGTTGCCGTAGGGGTCCGTCAGGAAAATGTCGTATCTGGCGCGGGTGACAGGCAGGGCGCGGGTCTGCTCGTCGGTGAGGAGCACGCGCACCTTGCCGCTCGTGCGAGGCAGCGGGAAGGAGACGGCAAAGTCGGCGAGGAGTGGTTTGTCCCAGTCTTCGCGCAGTTGGCCGGATGCGGTGAAGTCGGTCAGGTTGACTGGCAGTGCGTTTGACGCTGTGGAGTCTTTCAGCGTCACCTCGAAAAAGAATGACTCGCCGGCTGGAATGGTGATGTCGAATGGCTGGCTCATGGCTGGGGTTCGGGCTGTGCCACGGGGGCGGCTGCTCCTGCTGGGACGAGCGGCACGATGTTGCGCTTTTTCATTTCCACTTCCTCACGCTCGATCTCGCTCCAGACATCTTCGGGGTCGCGGTTGCTGGTTTCGCGGATGATCTCGCTGCGGGATTTGAGTTTTTGCGAGATGGCTTTTTCGTTCGCTGCCATTTCTGCGGATGGATCGATCCATGCCCAGCGGCGGCCAGTGAAGGCGACTTGCTTGTATTTTTCGAGGCGGTCGAATTTGAGCGGCTTCCCAGCGATGAGGATTTTGTTGGCGAGGAGTGAACGCTCAAGCCATGCCTCGTAGATCGGCATGACGAAGCCGGAGATGAGCCATTCTTGCAGGCCCTTCCAGACTTCGCGCTCGTCGAGTGCGCCTTGGCGGATCGAAGAGAAATTGACGCTCGTGAGGTCGCTGGCGAGGTTGTTGTAAGACACGCCGAGGCCGGAGGAAATCGAGCGAAGCATGGCTTTGCAAAAGGGGTCGAAAGCCTGATCGGGAAATTGCGGCGTGTAGGGGATAAATTCCCTGTTGCCGATGTCCTCGAACTTGCCGGGTTCGGCGTCCATTTCGAGTATGTCGTCGCTGTCGCCGTCGAGGTTGCGGAAGAAGCCCATCTTGCTGGCGGACACACGGGCGTTGACCACGGCGGCGTCCTCGAAGCCTGCCAGCATGCGCATGCGCCAGAGGGCTGTTCGCGCCCACGGGAGGCCGCGTTTTTGACCGACTCGCTCTGGCAGGAAGCGATGGATGACCTGATCGGCGGGCACTCGCTGGAAGCTTTCGCCGTTGTGGTTCACATAGCCCATCATTTGCTCGTCGTAGTTGCGGAAATGGTAGGCAACCGGGCGACCGTTCGGATTAAACTCGATGCCGTGGCGGATGACATTGCCGTTGTTCAGCTTTTCCCATTTCGTCGGGTTGAGGAGAACGGGGTCGATGAACTGCACGGCGAAGCCCCACTTGTTCAGGTCTTCGCCATACTTCTTGATGCAGATGACCTCGCCATCCATCGCGGCGGTGGTGACTGCGAGCCGCTCGCCATCGGCGCGGGAGAGTTGGCCGGTGATGTCGTAGTTTCCGCGCTTGCTCCAATCGGCAAAGGCGTCCTCGATGGCGCTGCTGGCCACGGTGTCCATCGTTCCGCTGGGGTCGCGGATTTGGGCGTTGAAGGTGAAGCCTGTCGGGCCTGCGATATTGTCGCGGGCCATTTGGAGGAATTTTTTGAGATGGTCGTTGTTCTCTGCCTGCTCACGGGAGCGGGCGACGATGCGGCTCCAGTATTGGAAAATCCATGCGTCAATCGTGGTCGGTGTGCCTGCCCAGGTGGATTCCAAGCGGCCTGCACCAGCGGCTTGCGGCATGCCTGCGGTGGCGAAGCTGCCGATGGTGTCGGAGAGAATGGACCGCGCCGACCAGAGGCGAGGCTGGTCGGCGCGGCTTGGCGCGGGCGTCTTCGTGGTGGTGCGGGAAAATAGATCGAAAAGGCCCATGGTTAGATGCGGACGGAAATTGATTGCCCGATGGAGGAGATGCCGGAGGAAAGTCGGGACTCGCGGGACAGCTCACGCCGCCAGAAGGAGAGGAGTTGCAGGAGTTCGGCGATGCTGTGGCGCTCCAGTTCGCGGTTGTTGATTTTGTAGCGTTTCGCCTCAAGCGTGGCACCGCCTGCGAGCATGGCTTGGATGTGCGCCACGGCGATCCGGGCCTGCGTGCGAACCTCAGCACCGGGGGCGAGGGTGGCTGCGGATTCGCGGATGAGGAGGTCGCCGGTTCCGACGAGGGCGCGGTGCGCGGCAACGGTTGCCCATGCCTCCCAGATGTAATGCCCTGGAATCCATCCGCTCGTATTTGCGGCGGCGGTGAATGTTCCTGCCGTGCCGGTTGCTGCGACATTGCGCGATTGCATTCCAGCAAATTGCACAAGGACGGTCGCGGCGGGGTCTGCCGATACCGTAACCTCGAATGTTTCGCCTGCCGTTATTGTCACCATGAATGCACGAAGGAAGCGCGGCGCGTGGTGCGCTTGCGTTTCGCGGCATTGTTGGCATCCGGTCTGGGGGTGTCTTCTGCGGGGAGTTCCGCAGGAGGGTGTGTCTCGACCTCTGCGGGCTTGGGCGTGGGCATGGTCTGCCGCCTCCTCAACGCTATCTTGTCAAACTGCGGGGCGCGGAGGACCAGGGCGGCGAATGCGTAAACTCGGCAATCGAGCGGTTCGTTTCGAGCGCCGGATGTCTTGTGCCACTCCAGCCGGGGGAATCCTTTCACAAATTTCGTCACGGCTTTTTCTGCGGTGAGTCCTCGGAAATACTCGGCGCTGCGTCCTTGCGGGAAATGGCAATATCCAGAGCCGGGTTCAGTGATTCGGAGGCGCTTGTAAACGATGGATTTCGCGGAATCGACTCCGACGATGTAGACATCGATGGGGCGTGTGGTTTTTTTTCCTGCCCTGCGGCGGGCGGGGTTTCCGACGATGGGCAAGCCGGGGCCGCCTTGGCCTTTAACGCCGTAAACTCGGTCTCCCTTGTGGCGTTTGACATAGCCGTAAACGGCTTGGGTGTTGCTGCCGCCGGTATCGATGCAGGTTGTTTCGATGACCATTTCGCCGCCTGCCTCCGAGGTCCAGCGTTTGCGAAGGTAGTCGGTGAGGTGCGTCCACGGGCTTCCTGCCGTTCCCTCCGGGATGTCGGGGTCGCCGAGAATGACATGATAGGCAACGCTCCAGCTTTCTTCGCCGCCTGCCCACGCCACGACTTCGATTTCGAGCCGGTCTTGCTGGGTGTCCACGCCCGCCGTGAGGATAAGGCCACGGGCTGGGACATCTGCCTGCGGGTAGGGTTCGCATCGTTCGATGAGGGCGTGCTCGCTGATGCGTTCACCGCCCTCTTCCCATGTTTCGCCCAGCGAGGTGTTGATCCAAACTTGCAGGGTTGAGGGATCGTCTTTCGCCCGTCCGTGCTCGATAGCGATGTCTGCGATGCTTCGCCACGGCGAATAAAGTTCGTTGAGGTGAAATCCCGCGATCTTGCTGGGTCCGGCGCTGGCCTGCCACCGACCACGGGAGACCGCTTGGTTTTTCTGTGCGTTGGTGATCGTGCCGTTGCAGGCGGGACACCGGAGGGTTGCAAGGTCGCGGCGTCCGTCCTGCCATACGACATTCCCCCACCGCAGCGGGTGCTCGTGCTGGCAATGCGGACACGGCACGAGGAAATGCCGCTGGTCGGAAATCTCAAAAGCTCGCTCGATGCGGGACAAGCCCTTCACGGTCGGGGTCGAGACCATGACCACGCGCCGGTTCCAGAAGTTTTTTGTTCGGGCGATGGCGAGGTTTACCGGATCGCCCTCGCTCCCTGCGCTGGCGGGGTAGCGGTCCACCTCGTCCAGCAAGAGAATGCGGATCGGGCGAGAGGCGAGGCCGCTGGGGGCGTTGGCTCCGACCAGCGTGACATGCCCGCCGGGGAATCGTTTGTGGAGGATTGTGTTTCCAGAGTCGCGGGTCTTCGCGGGGCGCACCTTGGAGCGGAGGCTGGGCGAGTCTCGGAACATCGGCGCGAGACGGTCTTTGGAAAAGGTTTCTGCCATGGCCTCGTCCGGCTGCACGAGCATGAGGGGCGAGGGGTCGAAGTCCACGAAGTAGCCTATGCAGTTGAGAAGCACCTCACTTTTCCCAACCTGGGCGCTGCTCATCACGACAACCTGCTCCACCGCTGGATCAGAAACGGCGTCCATGATGCCGCGCTGGTATTCCGCCCGGTTTGTTCGCCACTGCCCTTTCTCCGCTGCTGCCTCCCCGGAGAGTTTGCGACGGCGGTCTGCCCATTCGGAAATCGTCCATTTTGGAGGCGGTGGAAGGATGCCAAACAGAGCGGCCATGTGGTCGACCGCTCTGTCGCCTTGTTTGGCCGTCATGTTTCCCAAGCCTCGCCGGCCTCTTCCTCTTCCTGCTTTGGCTCGTTTCGTTTGAGGTAGCGATTTACGACTTCGCGCCCGTTGTATTTCGAGCACTCGGTGAGGGCTTCATGAATTAGCGTCTCGATCATTGCCGCGCATTTGTTTGGGTCGCTTTCGTCTGCTACTCGCGGGCCTGCGGTGTTTGGAATCGCCAGCATTTTTGCCCGGAGGTTTGCCAGCCCCTCCCCTACGACTTCGGTAATGCAGGCAGCATCGTGAAGCTGTCCTTGAATTGCTTGCGATTGCGCTTCGAGGATTTCGGCGCGGGCGCGGTAGACTCTCGTGCGTTGGGCTTTGAATGAATCTTCGGATTCGTTCTCCTGGCTCTTCTGCCATTCGATGTATCCGGCAGTGGATGCGCAAAGGTCGTAAGCTCCGCGAGCGGTTTTTTTTACGATGCCTTTCTTTTCCAGTTGCTGGACATATCGAGGCGTCACGCCACCGAGCGCGGCGGCAAGCACCGAGGCGCTCACAAGCAAAGTCTCAGGCTTGGATTTTGTGGGTTGTTTCATTGAATGTTTGGTTACAAGTGAGTTGCGAAACGAACTGCGGTTTTTTGTTCAATCTCTAACCAAACTCTGCGAGTTTCCGCGCACCCGCACCCGTCCCCCCTCGGAAGAACCTACTACCCCGGTGGGGTGTCGCGTCTCGGCTTGGATCATTGGAGAGTTTTGCTTTGCAGAGTTTTTTTAATGCGTTCTGCTGTTGAGGTTAGCGGCTTGAGGATTTCGAGCGCCCGTTCCAAGCGGTCCTTCTCCCATGCTTCGATGTCGCCAGCCTTCTCGGCCCAGCGTTGGAATCCTTTGACCAGGTAATCCATGACATCGCTTTCCTCTTCGCGCTTTGGGGTCTCAGCCGGTAGAGGGATTTCAAATTCCAGTTGGAATTGGGCTTCTGTCTCCACCAGATAATCCAGCCCGAATTGTTTGACGCCGAATGATTGCGACTTTGGCAATAGCTTTCTGACTACCTGCTGCATGAGCAGGAGTTGTTTGTGTCCGTCAGTCCATTTTTCCTTTGTGGTATCTTCCGGTATTTCCCAGAATTGCAGTTGGCTGATCGTGTTGATCGAGTCTTTGACGAGTATGAGGTTAGGCGTTTGCATGTTGTTGTGTTTTGAGTTGTTGGATTTTTGCCCTGATAAGGGCTTGCTTGGTTTGGTGGCAGGTTGCCATTGGCAGGAGCATCCCGCCGAATTGTCTTTGCAGGAGTTTGGCTTTTTCTTCTCCAATGGTGCGCACGAGATAGCTGTGAGACGGGAGCCGACCGAGTGGCACATAGACGCACCGGTGCCGGGTCGTGAATGCAATCGCCAATGCCGATTCTTTCCCGATGATTTCGGCGATGTCTTGCGCGGTGGGTGGTAGTGGAATTTCAGAGCACATGGGGTTCTCCTGCGTCTTTTCTGCGTTCATCAGATGAAATATCCTCCAATAAAAGCCTCGCGGTTTCTTGGTAAATATGTGTCTTTTCGGGGTTTTCCTTTTCCATTAAAATCCCCCACAAGCACACATACCCACGCGCTGCGTGATGAGTTGTCCCGGTCTTATACAACCGATTAAGGATTTTTGAGGCTTTCATGTTAATACCGCATCACGAAGTCGTTTGGGGGTCTTTCCGATTGCCTGTGCTATTTCTGCAAACCATTTGCTTTGGAAAAATTTAATTGCCGAGGTTTTGTTTTTCACGGCGATTCGGCTCGCGTAAGGGCTTTTGTAATCCGTTGGCGCGTTCAAGTCTTCTGCTGCACATATCAGTATGGCGTAGGCAAGTTTTTGCATTCCGATGGCGACCTCCTCGCTCATTGCTTTAGCTCCCTCCATCGCTTCAATGTGTCTGCAATTCTTTCAGATGTTTCGGTTAATAATGCAGAACCGTGCGATCCGAGGCAGTGTGAGGCGATAACTGCCAGATCGTATGCAACGGCCCGCGCCTCGTCCCGCTCTTTGATAAGTCTCTCGTAGTGGTTGCGCGTCATGGTGGCAATGTCTCCAGAGGCACGATCCATCAGCGCCTCATTCCTCTCCCGCTCCAGTCGGCAAGCCAGTTCCAAAAACTCCTCCAAGTGAATGAAATTGCCGGGGTTTTCGGCCAACATTTGCGCATAGAGCGCGTCCGTCTCAGGCGTGGCTCTCATTTCTCGCCCTCTTTCTCATATTTGCCATTTTTCCAAAGCCATAGCTCACGGCTTACGGTTTCCAGCTTCTCATTATCTTCGCGGGCTACCTTGCGCAGCGACCGGATGACGGCAGTCAGCTCCATGTTGTCGCTGATGAGCTTTTCCACCTCCGATTTGAGGCGGTTGTTTTCTTCGAGGATTTCTTTCATGGGTTCGTGATTTCGATGGTGGTCATTTCGAGGTGTTTCTTGGCGACTTTCTCTTGGCAGAATTGGAGTTCGACGCTGGCCGGGTCGTCGTCCGGGATGAGGGCGGCGTATCGGATTTGGTCGATGAGAGGT